ACTCTGGAACTCCAACGCTTGAACCTAATAAGGTAAAAGTAGTGCCATCGTACTTATAAAGTTCTGCATAAGTGGTAGGGTTTCCTGTTTCATTATTTACACTAAAATAAAACTCACAATTAAAGTTACCGCCAGGCACTAAGACTACATCAGGATCATTAACATCAGTAATGTAACTCGCTACATATCCGTTTGAAGATATAGCAATGTCAGTTCCAGCACCTATAATTGGTTCTTTACTTAACTCTCTATAAGCCACGCCACCTATTGTACCTTGTGAAACACTTGAATTAAGATAGTAAGAAACAGAACTACCACCACCTGTTGATGTAGGGAAATCCGCTAAAGTACCATCTCCTCGTACATATTGAGAAGCAGCACCATCTAAAGCAGTTATAACACCACTATTAGCTACTACTGGACCTTGTATGTCCCTAATCTTTGCTTCTCCTGATACTTGTAATTGTGAACTCATTTATATCTATTTTAACTATTTGAAAATTGCTCTTATGAACTCATCCGCCTCTAATGCTCTTGCAAAGGTAAGAACTCCTGTAGATGAGTTAAAGGTCACATTCTCACCTGTTGGTGCACCTGAACTTTGTATAGTTCTGACCTCTAAACCACCTCTTGTAACAGATAAACATACTCTACCTATTGCACCTCCAAAAGTAACTGTAGTTTCTCCACCAGTAGCAGTATATTGATACATCATCACATTTGAAGTTTCTATTACAACTGCTCCACCTGGAGTAACTTGTGTACCTGTTATATTATAAGCACCAGAGCCTTGTAATGACACGCTATAAGTTGAGGCTGCCTCTACCCCTGCACTTAAACTAAGTGAGCTTAAATTGGCTGATCCTGTGAATACAGAGTATCCTAGAGTTCCAGTACCATCTCCATTATCATTATCTACTTGGAACTTTACCACTATAGGTTGTCTTGTCAATTGAAGATTAGCTAAAAATAAGTAAGAATAGTCATTTAAAGCAATAAAACCATCAGCATTGATAGTCCATGAAGCTACGTCATTCTTAAACTCTTTAAACCATGCAGAACTTTGAGATGTTACTTCTTTCTGATCTACAGAAACCTCAAAAGAACAGTTTGTAGCTGCTCCAAATGGTATTGAGATAGGTATTGTTGTTATTGTTAAAGCATCATTTGAACCTTGTGTATAAAATGTCATTGTTTTGCTAGTAATCTCACTTGCCACTACTTGTATAACTATTCTTTCATTTGCTAATAGATTTGTAGCTGGAAACGCAAATGTTTGTGTATATAGTTTTATACCTAATTGAGTAAAAAATATAGAACCTGTAGTTCCTATTGAAGTCAAAGTTGTACCATTGTATTTATATATATGGTAGTAAAATCTAGGTGCTGATATTAAATCACCAGTTATTGATGCAAACGCATTAAATGTCCAAGTACCAGCAGGTATTGACAAAGTAGCTACATCTGTAATAAACCCACAAACAATACCATCTGCGGTTTTGTTAAAGTTTGTAGCAACCCCATTACTATCAAGCAGACCAAATTGCTTATAACTTAAACCTCCAATGGTAGTTATTGACGTAGAACCATTAAAATAAAAGGTTGGATTTGGGTTTGTATAGTATAATACTATGTTTGTTCCGTTTATTACTGATGCCATTATTTATATTTTATATTATCCATAAGTTTCTAAAATCTCTCCTGCTCCACTAATTCTATAAGCTTGGAAATAGGTGTCTGTTACTAATACTTTCCACCAAATATTAGCACCATTAAAGCCTACATTTAAGAAATCATTTGTATAGAAGAAGTCGCCAATACTAGGAACTCCTATATCTTCAAGATATATAAGGTTGCTAGTTAAAGGAGCAGCATAAGCTAATTCCTTAGTTAAAAATCCATTTGACCTAAAGTGACCAAAACCTGTTTCAGCAGACGATAATTTATTGCTATCATATATAGTGGTCATTGTTGTAGATACATTATTAGGATTTACCTCTAGTAAAGTAGCTGCTATAACATCATTAGGTAAATCTATAGTAGAATTGCCTATTATATACCTTTTGTCGTTAACACTAATTTGAGCAGGATCAGTATCTGTAGCTCTAATAGGCATTGCACCATTAAATCTTCCCTCTGCTGTTTGCATACCCATAAATGCAGCATCTAGGTTAATAATATTCTTGTTTAAGCAGTTTGAGTATTGTTTTACAACTAACTCACTCAGGCTTCTATATATATCTGTTGGGTATTCTTGTCTATACCAATTCTTTAAGTTTGTACCAGCAGAATCACTTAAAAATCCTTTGTAGCTATACTTGCCATCATTTATGTCATTAAAGCCCATTGGGAGGTCTATTTCAAGCACATATTCATTATTGTTAGTAATATAGCTTTCTGTAGTTAAACCGATAAAAGTGGACTGTAAATCGATTTTAAAATTACTTACATCTGCACCTGCAATGGTAGATTTCCAATAAGGAGCTGAAGCGTCACATAAAATAAGCTCTACTACAAGCTGACCAGTTACAGGGCAAACAGGAGTTGTTACGTTTACATTAGCTTTTGGGTCAGCAGGATTAAATACTTCAAAGTAATAATGATCGTTAGTGTTAACTGCTTGTTTCCATGCTTTATTATTATCTAAGAAATAAGAAGGACCTGTTGCAGGATTAACTTGTACTTTTAATATAAACAATGCATCTGGACCACCAGCAGGTGTTCCTAATCCTACAATATCAAATGATATATTAAAAGTATCACTTGAGTTAAGATTTGGTAGATTATTAGGAGATACTGAAACATAATAAGGGTTAGTAGTCAAGTCATGGCTTAAAATAAAAGAATTATACTTTCTTTCAGGATAAGGCTTTACATAATTAGTACCACCATTTCTAACTTGTGTCCATCCAAAAGCATTGCTTACTGTTGGTGAAACATAAGTATATATCTTTAAATCCCAGTTTGTAGCATAGTTGCTAGGATTTTCAATAGTTTTATTAAATCTAATCTTATTATAACCTTTTCTAATTAACTTAAATTGGCTATTATCTACAAAATATAATCCTGTATCATTTCCTGAATATCCTTCAATTATACCTTTGACATCATATACATCATTACCGCTTATTGTTCCATCACTATTGTAAATTGTAACATAATAAGAATTTTGTACAAATTGAGTTAAAGATACTATATGCCAATTTCCATTAGCCTGAAACAATCTTGCTCCAAAGCTTTTAGTTATCATTGTTAAAATCTCTAAACAGTTTAATGTTTCTTGTTTGTCATTAACTATTGTAGCATAATTTATATATGTTTGGTCTAATGGATCAGCGTTTAAATTACCTGTTCTATTAGTCATCCCTTCCGCATAAAAACTTATACCGCTTATAATATCATAATCTAATGGGTATTCTAACTCCAATAAACAATCTTTTATAAAAGTAATTGCTTTTTGTACTTGAGTTAAATAAATTGTATTTGGTAAAACGTATTTAATTTTTTCCAACATACCTAAACCATCTATAGCACTAAAAGACAGTTCTTTTCTACCAGTATTAAATGAAAACTGTACATCATCACTTAAAGACCATCCTTGAAAATCTGTAACTCCTCCTGACACAACCTTTACAAAATACTTTCTGTCATTTAGAGTTGTAAAGTTTGGCATATTTTCTATATCATCAGTAACATCAATAGACACATTTAATTGACTAACATAAATAGGCTCAAACGTATCATCACTATTAGGTATATATTCTAATTGTAGACCTGTAGCTTGATATTCTATTGTGCTACCAACATATCCATCTTCGTAAAGATAAACTGTGCTACTAACGTTACTTTTACTAGCTGTATTTATTATATATTTTACTGCGTATGCCATTACCCTCTTCTAATATTTAATGATGAATTAGACCTTTGCATAGCCAAGACTAAGTCTTGCCCTCTTAATACAAACTGACCATTACCACCACCACCAATCAAATCTTTTAATTTATCTAAAGGAGCTATAACCTCAGGGTTATTTTGTGCACCTGGATATTCACCCATAAGACCCATTGTAGGTCCTGATACGATACCACCATTAGCAAATGCAGTAGGGTCAACAGCCGATTGCTTAAGTCTATTTTTAATTATAGTACCTAAAGCAACAGCACCAACACCAGCAGCAATAGCTACAAATGGATCTGGTGATCCAAATGCAATAGACATTAATGTACCATATTGTATTAACATTTTACCAATATTAATCAAAGCATCAGCAAGTAGTTTTTGGAAATGTTCTAATGGTTTAATTTCTCCACCACTTAATGCATTACCAATATTTTCAGCTAATGATGTAAATGAATCAGCTAAAAAGCCTGAAATAGAATTACTAATACCTTGAGAAAAACTTTGCCATTTTTCAGTTGTACCTTTTAATTTACCATCTAGTTTATTAAAAAACTCTAAAAATTGTTGTAAAGCTTCAGGATTTAAAGCACTATATGCTAAAGCTCCAACTTCAGCCATAGCCTGTTTAATTAACTGTTGTTGAGCACCAGCATTATTCTTATTTAGCTTTAACTCAGTAGCTAATCTTTGTTCAATATTTTTAATTCTCTGATTAGAAAAATATACTTGACTTTTATATAAGTCTTGTTCTTCTTTATTTTTAATTACACCAAGTGCTTTATATATTTCAGCAGCTTTATTTGCATATGCTATATCATCAATAATTCTTAAATCAAGTAAAAATTTATAACCAGCTAATTCTTGATTTAATATTACTTTTTGTTCTGCAAGATTATCGAATGCATATTTCATTCTATTATCATAATAAGATTTTGTATTTTCTAAAATCTTATCTTGACTTTCTTTTTCACTTTTTTCAACAGATTTGGTATTCTTGTCAGCCTGTTCCATTAATTTTCTACCAAATTCCTGTTTATTTATAATTCTTTGACCTTCATAATTAGATTCAATATTTACTAAATCTTTACCTAAAGTACCTTCTATTCGTGCCCTTTCTTTAGCAATTCTTTCTTCTTCATTAATAATCAAACTGCCATAATAAAAAAACATATCTAAATCATCCTTATATATTTTTTGTTGTGTTTTTAAATAATCTAATGCAGAAGTACTTACTTTTTCTTTAGCCCCTTTTTTGCCACCAGTTTTACTATCTTCAAATAATTTAGCAAATACTATATTATTATCTATGATATCTTGATATAATTTAGTTTCATCGTTTAAATCTTCTTGCTCTTTTTTAATACCACCTAATAATTCTGTAGTCTTTAGCATTTCTGGTAAAGAGTTTACAATAGGTCCAAATGCTCCATTTACAGGTAAATCATTTACAAACTTATAAAATTGCTCAGTAAGAGTAAGATTATTATACATTGCATAATTTACGGCTGTTAAAGCTTTACTATTTGCATTATTTTGTTGAGTAGTAACTTTATTTTGCTTAATTGTAAGTTCATTTTGCTTTCCTCCAAGTTCAATTAAAACTTTTTCAGCAGCTTTTACTTTAGCATACGCCCATACAGCTTCTCTTAATTTATCATAAGACTCAACAGCCTTACCAAGAGCTATTTCTTCAGCCGAATAATTACCTAATAATCCTGGATATTCTTTTATAAGAGATTGTGCAGCACTTATTCTATCATTCATTGATACAGTTACATCTTGTGAAACTCTATAAAGAGAATCTAATTGTACTGTTTCTGTAGAATATGTATTAGCTGCTTCTTTTGAGTAGTCTGTAGTAAGCTTTACAGTCTGACCAAATTTAATAAGCCCCATATCCATTGCAGTAATAATTGCTACGACTGCTGAAAATGCAAAATATGCAGCACTAGCACCAGTTGCTAAACTACCAAATAAAGCAGGTAAGTTATTTTGAATACCTCTGAATCCGTATGGCAAATCTTGTACAACCAAAGACAATGCCATCCATTGTTTATTTGATTGCTTTAAACTATTTGCACTATTGCTTATTGCAGAAGTAGCTCCATTTGTAGCAGATTGAGTTGTTGCTAAAATACCATTTAATGAATTATAATTTTGCGACAAAGTAGCAATAGCTGCAATTTGTGGATTAACCCCATTTGCAACTAGAGATAACATATTAGCTTGTAAAGCTTTTTGAGCATTTGCAGCTTGTTTTGAAGCAGGACCAAATACTAAAATAGCAGCTTCTAGCTTCTTAGCATTTTTTTGGATATTATCAGCAATTTTTTGAAACTCTTTATCAGTTCCATTAAATTCGCCGATCATCTGATATAACGCATCATTAACCCCTTTAAAGTCGAGGTTTAATTTTAAGTCTACTTGATTATCTGCCATTATCCTATTTCTTTATATTATCGTATTTTTTTAAGACCTCTTTTAGTTCCTCAGGTGTCATTACTCTCTGTTTTACAAAGTTACGATTATCACAGTCAAGTGGTAAAAGCTCATGTGGCTTTATCTTTTTACCTTTTGGTAGTTGTATGTTAAGCAAAATAGTAGTTTGCCATCTAGTCTTTAACCATTCTTGTTCTTCTTTATGACGGT